TGCCGAGCTTTGCCCCGATCTTGCCAACCTTGTCCGCTAATTCTTGTTCTCGCTGCGTTAGCTGCCGGGCTGCGATCTCTGGAAGTGATGTCAGGGAAGATTCAAACCCGTCTAAAAGCGATCGACTGGCGGCGGAGCCAAGGCTAGCCATCAGCCCATTGATGCCACCCTCTCCACCCGACGCAATAAAGGCGAAGATTTCATAGACCATGTCTCCGAGGATTTTCCCGGCGTTCTGGGTAACCGCAATCACGCCATTGAATGCGTCTTTGAATAGGTTGATAAAGTTTTCAGCAAACCACATCGCATATGATGGGATAACTTCCGTGAATGTGTGCTTAACTGATTCCGCAATCGCAATCATCGCCATTTCAGCAGAGGCTTTGGCTATTTCCCAAACGCTACTTAGATTTAGTATTATCACCTCAACGGCAGTGAAGGCACCGATAACTGCGTTCATCATCATTACGGCGAATTGCGTAAATGTGTCCATCGCTTTTCCGCCGTCAGAAAGAGCACTTATCATTTCCGTTATCCCAGTTCCAAATACCGCTTCCATGACATTAACAGCGATGTCAAACATCGCTGCCGCTGTTGTCATAATGGAATCAGTCAGGATTGCGTAATATCTGGCAATTGCCTGCACCAGTGGCCCTATTCTTTCCATTGCTTTGGTTGCATATTCCGCTGCCGGCGCTAGGAATTTCGATAACCCTGTCACAAGCCCCTGAATCCCGGCATTGATCAGGACTCGAATCGGGGCGATGATCTTCCCGAAAGTTTCCATCAGGGTGCCCATTGCAGTGTCGGCTCGGCGGCCAGAGCCAGCAACGCTTGTTGTGTCTGCTGCCTGCTGTGCTAGTCCCTGATTTGCAATCGCAAGAACGGCTGCCAGCTTCTCTTGGTTCGTCCGCATGTACATGATCTGCGGATTCAGTCCATGAAACGATTCAAAGTTTCCTTCGAGTGCTGCTTTCATGTCGCCAAGTGACTGTTCTGCGGTCTTTCCTGTGGCTGCTGCCAGTCCCAGAGCGGCTTTGGCTGCGTCGTCCATCGCTCCGGTTGCAAATCCCATCGACTGGGCCTGCTGCATCAGAGCCAGGGTCGTCTGATCGCTGACACCCGTGAGCTTCTCTAGATCCTTGGCAACCTGCTGCATTCCCGCCGATGCACCCTGAGCACCGCGAATCGCGAGAGTGGAATTCAGCTTCTTGATTGATTCCGTCTGCGCGTCGTAGGCTTCATTTGCTGCCTTTACACCACCCACCGCAGCCATCACAGTTTTGACAGCGGCCAATACAGCCAGCAGCGGTGCCATTGACGACATCAAAGAAGTTGTCGCGGTCTTCAACGACTTCGTGCCGGCTTCGAGTCGTGATAGACCTTTTTCGGTAGAGGCAAGCGCAGGGGCTGCCTGGTTCTTTCCGCCGATCACAAAGTCAATGCCGTTCGTTGCCATCAGTTCCGCCGTTTCGCTTGTTCTTCCTGGACTCGGTTTTCTTCAGACTTCAACAATCCTCGAAGCTCAAACCACCACGCCGACTGATCCAAGAGCCCACCAGCCACAGGCAGATGATGCTCGCAGGCTGACACCACGGAAATGTCCTGTATCAGTTCCGTGCCGATGTACTTCGACGGGCATTGCTTGACCGTGTACCAACCATCTTCACAGTGCTCACACTTGCCATCGCCACCGCAAATCGGGCATTCAATTTCTGCTGGAAATTGTTCTGTGACAGTCTCCCGGCATTTTCCTACACACGATTTGCAGAGTTCGCCGCATCGCACCAATGCGGCTACTCTGACTTTTTTTTATCGTCCGCCGATGGAACTGTGGATGTCACAAGGAAGCCAAACACCTCCATGAGTTCTTCCAGGCTCAGAACGTCGCCAATTGTTTCCCGTGAGAACGGAATCGGGATGTTTTCCCATCCTGTCAGGCAAACCGCAGCCGCGTCGATGATGGCATCGAATTGCGATTGAAGGCTTCCGCTTTGCAGAGTGTCCATGAGCCCAATCAGCTTTCTCTGCTGATTGAGCGTAGGAGCTTTTGCGAAAATCTTTGGTTGAGGATTGGCGTCGACATCGCACGCAAGGACCATCGTCAGGCGTGCGTTTGGGTCAAGACTTCGAGGCATGTTTCATATCAGTCAAAAGTGATTGTGAGTTCGGTATCGGCAGCACTGCCTTTTGTGGCCAGCCAGGTAAGGTCGTCGGTCATCATGTCGTTTCGGTTGCCCTGCTGTTTGTTTTCCAACTGAGCTTTCGGGGCTGCAACAGTGATTGAGGTTCCAGCCACGCCGATCTGCATCGAGAAAGCCTGTGGATTGGATGTCAGCCAAAGAGCGTCACGGTCTTGTGTGGCGACAAGTTCAGATTCCGGGTCTGCGGTGATGACCGGCTGACGATTTGTTACGATGGCCGAAACGAACCCGCTGCGGTCAGTCGCATTCATGCACTCTCGCATGATGACGGAATTGCCGGCGTCCACTTCAACATTGGAAGTACACAACGCAACGCTGTTCCATGTCAACGCACCGGCCGCGACTCGCAGCGGTAGAGTTGTTGGGTACGTCGGGGCGATCAATGCTGTGTCGGTTTCGTTGGTCGAGTATTTGCCAGTGAAAGTGAACTCAATCGACGCCATTTTGCCGGTTGGTGCCATGATCTTGAACGTGCCCATCGCGCCAGATAGCAGGGATCGCTTGCCGTCTTTGTAGTGGCCGATGGTAATCGTCTTAACGTTGGTGCCTGGGCCTTCAGACAGCGGCGAAAACACGCCAGCGGTTGCAACCCATCCGCACGCTGGCAGCAGCACGCTGGCCCATGTCGGCACGGTCGTTCCGTCATACGCCATATCCATCGTGACCGTGCAAGTGCCCTGCATTCCTTCCGCGATGCCCGGCAGGTAATTGAACCCGCCCTGACCTTCGCGCCGAGTGATTGGAACGTTTGGCTGAATCGAAAAGTCGCGAGCGTTGAACGCACCTTCAGCGCCGGTGAGTGACTCAGCGGTTCCGATGGTGGTTTCGACTTTGGCAGCGAAAACGGCTCGACGGCGTAGCAATGGCATTGTGTGTTCCTATTTCTTAACGAGCCCATTGGCTCGCAGAATATTGAGGTTGATTCGTCGTTCCATTTCCTTGCCCAGATTGGCGTTAATCGTTTTGACTTCCGCTTCTGACAAGTCGTTTTTGGCATAGGCCCCATAAGGCGAAACGCCTTTCAGGTTCACGATCGGCTCGGCTATTTTCCCTTGGCGACGCCCCTTTTTCATTTTTCGCGCGTCGCCTTCACGCTTCCAAACGCCGCCATGAAGTTTCGGGGCCAGAGTTCCCGGCCGTGGACCCATGAAAGCTCCGTTGATTCGTTTCCGTCCGCCTTGCTTTTGAATCTTGTAAGACACGCCCCGGTTGTCGTGACGTGCTCCGAAGTGCTGCAATCCCAATCGAACTTCTTTGGCCAGTGAAACCTTTGCGGTCGGTGTTTCTGCCGTCGCTGTTTGCGTGATCTTGATCGGCTTTTCTGCCTGGTCCTTTTTCAGATTGACTGTCTTCCGGATTTCTCGACCGATGCTCAATCGCGTTTTCTTTGAGACTGAATTAACCGCCGCCGCAAGTTCCCGAGGAAGACTTTTGCGAGCCTTTCCCACGGCCTCTCTGAGCCGCTTCAGTTGCTTTGCGTCGACTTCGATTCCGATCATGCTCGCACCGTGTATGGGTCGCCTTCTGTGATGCGGAACGTGACCGTCAGCGGAACCGCGATTCCGTCATAACTTCCGTCTGAAACAACTGTCTGCTGTGCTCCGAGATCCGCATTGATTGCGAGATCTCCAAAGGTGTGCCATGTTGCCGAGTCGTTCACGATGGCTTTATGAATCTCCGCTTCCATGACATCCTCATACACCTCAACCGGCGTCGTGTCCTTTTCGCTTGGAGCGATGTGCACGCGAATTGAAAACGTCTGCTGAAACGCAACTGCCGGAGGATTCCCAGGGCAATCAAGTTCCGTCACTCTGGAGACTTCGCCACGAGTCAAAACAATCAATCCATGCTGTGGCGTGTATGTCGCCAGCTTTGTCGGCCTGACGACATCCACGAACGAATACGCTCCAGCACTGCCGGACACCAACGCTTGTAGCCGCGCAAAGATCTCATCCGAGATTCGCGAGACGACAGGCGTTTGAAATGTTACCGACATATCAAAACCAGCATTCCAGAGTCATGTTCAGACAGTAACTGCACTGATCGCTTCGTCGGCGTTTCTCCGATCCTCACGGCCAGCTTGATTTGATCGCCGCCAGTGTTGAGTTCTTCGCTGCTGATTCCGGTTGTGGAATTGTTGGCAACTCGGACTTCGAACTCTGGCACGATCTGCTCATCTGGAGCGAATGTTGACACCTGATTGCGTATCACGACGGCCTTGATAGTTCTGGCCGTCGCTGGTGTCCCGAACCGATGCGGATGGTACGTGACTGTTTCAGCGAAGTGATCGCTGTTGAGAAACACGCCAGCCGCATCAGTTACGATCCGATCTGCCAAACTCATGCTCGTTTGGCCGTAATCTTGACGTAGTCAACAGTGACTGCGTCGACGTTCGTATTTGCGGCCTTCTGGATCTGAATGAACGGCTGAAGTCCGCTCGTGTATCCAGCCATCGTGAACGCAGTCGACCTAGCAACCCGATTGCCATCAATGTAGAATTTAATGTCAGACTTGTTGCTGAAGTCAATCACGAACCGCTTAAACACGGTGGCCAGTGCCGTCGCAGACGAGACTGGGGCTGTGTCTGTCACGTTGTCGTCAGTTTCAACCGTGACGTCTGTTGTAGACGTGGCACCGGTCATCGTGAACAATGCTAGAGCAGTCATTGAAGCAGGGGTATCATTTCGAGCCGATGCCATGCCCCAACTGATTGTGGTTCCGGTAGTGCAGCCGGTCACCTTGACGCGAAACTCTGCACAAAGCAGATCGTCGATATCGAAGCTGAGGGCATCGCCGTGAGCAAGGCAGACGTTTTCAACTTCTGATGTTGCGGCCAGAGTCAGCACTGCGTTGGATGCGTTGCGAACGTAGGTTGGGGCACCTGCTGAAGAAGTGTCAACGACAAGCCACGGGGTCGCTGGATCTGCTGAAACGGGAAGCGTTGCTGACGCTCCGAAGAAGTCGTCAACGTACTCTTGAAAGTCCTGAATACCTGCCATCTGAATTACCTTTCAAAACGGATCATCGCATTCCGCTACCGTTGGAAATGCTCAAAGAACGGCGGACCACATGGCCCGCCGTGTTTCATCAGTCAGGCGATCACGCCCCGTTGTGTTTGTACAGACCACGGAAGTCGATTGGAGCAACTCCGAATGTCTGGCGCACCTTGTACTTGTAGACGTCCTTGTCGAAGTCCCATTCGTTTTCAAGAACTGGAGACTGCTCACCTTCGAGGAAGGTGATTTCGACAGTATCGACCTGGCTGTTGCTGGCTGCCAAGTACCAAGCTGTTGAACTGTTAGCGTCCAACAGTGGCTCGACGATGACTTTCAATGGTCGATCGCCGTTTGGTCCGTAGATGTTCTTCGTGTTGCTGTTACCAGCAGCAGAGCCACCAACAGAAGGATCTGCGATAGATCCAAGCAACTGCAGAGCGGTTGCCGAGATTGCAGCAGGCACGATCAGGAAGGCAGGCTGGATGTTTAGGATCACATCCGACCGAATACCCTTCTTGGTCATCATGGAAATGAAAGCGGTGTTCAGCGTCGTCACCGAAGGAGCACCAGCACCGGACGCATAGTTCGCGTGACCGCCCGCTGTGGTCTGGGCAGTTGCGTTGAACAGTGCCCCAGTGTCAGCCATTGCTGCGTTTGCAGTTAGCACGCTGTAGACGGCCTGATTCTGCAGGCGTCGACACGCTGCCCCCTGCATTGCAGGAATGCGGCTGATGGCATCAAGATCATCGTTGACAACGGTTTCCCATGTCACGGTGAACATGTTGCCGTACTTGTTGATCTTGTACGTTTCCTTCGTGTCGGACATTCCCGCGTCTTTGTACTCCTTGCCTTCTGGCACCATTTCAGGAGTACCCATTTCGCTGAACCGAATGCGGTTAATGTTCTTAAAGTCCGCAGTCGTTCCGGCGTCACGTGCCCACATTCCCCAGGTGAACGGGGCTTCTTCATATCCTGCCAGCAGCGTCTTGTTTGCCGCATCGAGCAACAGATTGGAGAAGCTTCCAGTCGTGTGGTACGCATCACGCTGAATTCGGAAACGATTCATCGAGCCCGGATGGCCCATTGCAACCAGTGCGATGTCTTTTGCGGCCATGCGCCGAACGTCACAGCCCATCTTTTCCGCGTACATTTCGGCAACGCGGCCCAGCTTCATGTTGGTGAAGTCCTGGTGGCCTGCGGCTGGATTTGCCAGCGTCTGATTCCGCATTCCGCTGGCTCGCAGCGTTCGCATAATGAGCCCATCGCGAGCGGCTGCGAACAGCTTGTCGTCGGCTGATTCTGCGACGTTCACGCGTTCGGTTGACTGACCGGCAGGTTTGTTGGCCATGCGTTCCAAGATCCTTGTTCTTGCGGTGTTGAGGTCAACGCCGTCGTCACAGAGACTGTCGGCAACTGATCGCTCGATTTTGTGGACAGTGCAAAGAGCCTGAATTTCCTTGCGTCGCTTGGCGTCAGTTCGCAACGCGCGGCCGATCGCTTCTTCGACTTTCTTTTTGTCTTCTTCTGGATCAGTCGCGCCGTCCATGTTTTCAACTTTCTTTTCTTCTTCTGGTGGCTTCATATCGCCGTCCATGTTCTCGACTGGTTCCGCTGGCTCTGCCATTGCGGATGTTCCGAGCTTTCCGACAACCCACGCCAAAATCTGGTTTGGGTCGGTCATGCCTTCAGGGAGCCCCATTGCTGCCAGTTGCGTCAATAGTGCCTCGTCCATTCGCGTTACCTTTCTTTCGAGGTCCCTCT